TTGGAATGGACTAACTATAAAAATTCATTGTTGTTAACCAATGATGAAGGTTACCGTAGAATAGTATTAGAACTATATAAACGATTTGATGTGTAATGGGTTATTCAGAACATTATAAAAAACGAGAGAAAAAAATGAATTTAGGACAAAAATACAAACAATTATTTGAAGGTAAAATTAGAAGTAATGATTTTACATTATTAACAGAAAATGATGCAAAAAAATATTTTCCAATAGTAAAAAAAGATGCTAAACTAAAACAATTAGGAATGACCAATGTGACAGTACTGACCGGTCATTATCCTGACCATAATTTAGAAACAGATGATATTAAAATAATGTTCAAATCTAGACTTCCAGCCAAAGGTACTCCAAAATACAATCTCATTACGGATACAATACTTGACCTAATACCTGATGGAAAAAGAATAGGTGGAGTAAGCGTTGGGAAGGACAAAAAGACTATTTATGTTAGTTTCAGTCAACAATCGACATCAAGTTCAAAATCAACCTCTCAAACAAGTGCAGAAGTAACAGATCATGATGAGATGGATGATACGATAGATTTTGAAGGTACTATTAATGGTAAGTCATGGACAGCAACAAAAGAATGGATGCAAGATGGTGCAATATTTACTAGTGTTTATGATGAGAATGATGATGATCTACAAGAAAAAGATGAAAACGCATATGATGATGTTATCACTGCAATCAATGATTATATGGAAGAAGAAGGCCTAGAAAAAGAAGAGGAATATTAGGATATATGAAATATATTCATTATATTTATATATAAATAAAAAGGATTAGAGTTTAGCCATAATTAAACTCAAAACTAAAAAATAACAAATAGCAATTAAACTTTTTTGCAACTTTTTTCAATAATGCTTAGGATAGATGAAAAAAAGTTGTTATATTAATAATTATTAACCATTAAAAAAAGAGAAAAAATGGCAATTAACTTAGACGCGATTAAGGCAAAACTTAATCAATTACAAACGACGAACAACAGAACGTCAACACTATGGAAACCTGAACCAGGTAAACAAGTAATCAGAATCGTACCTTATCAACACAATAAAGACAATCCATTCAATGAATTGTACTTTCATTATGACTTAGGTAAGAAAAACTTCCTATCACCAGTAACTCATGGTCATCCAGATCCTGTGGTAGAATTTTCCGAAAAATTAAAATCTTCTGGTAATTCAGATGAATGGAAATTAGGTAAGAAAATGGAACCTAAAATGAGAACTTATGCACCTGTTATTGTAAGAGGTAAAGAATCAGAAGGTGTTAAATTTTGGGGCTTTGGTAAATTAGTTTATCAAGAATTATTAGGAGTAATAGCAGATCCAGATTATGGTGATATTACAGATCCAATGAATGGTAGAGATATCTTAGTTGAATTTATGCCAGCAGAAGGAGCAGGACAATTTCCAAAAACAACTATTAGAGTAAAACCTAATCAATCGGCAATATCAGATGATGCTAATGTAGTAACAGCAGCAACTAATAGTCAGCCAGATTTAAAGGACATCTTTAAAGAGCCATCATATGATGAATTGAAAGAAGCTTTAGCACTTTGGTTAGATCCAGAAGCAGGTGATTCAGTAGATCCAGCATCAACAGCTCCAGAAAAGGCTAAACAAGAATCAGCTACTCCAGCTGGTGTTAATAAAGTAGATGATGTATCATCAGCATTTGATACATTATTCAACGAATAATAAAAGTTATACATGGCAAAGAAAAGTAAAGCAGAACAAGCAGATGAGCTCGCAACAGCATTAGGTGAAAGTATTAGAACAAGTCTTAACAAGAAATTTAAAAATACTAACTATAAAGTTGCATATTTCCTAGATGGAGATACAGATTCGCCATCAGAGGTTAAAGGTTGGGTAGGATCAGGTTCATCTATGTTAGACTTGGCTATAGCAAATAGACCAGGAGGAGGATTTCCGGTTGGTAGAATTACCGAGATAACAGGATTAGAAGCTTCAGGTAAATCATTATTAGCAGCACATGCTTTGGCAGATACTCAAAAGCAAGGAGGACTTGCAGTTTACATTGATACAGAAAATGCTGTTAGTAGAGAATTTCTTGAAGCAATTGGATTAGACTTAGAAAAAATGCTTTATGTTCCATTAGATACTATTGAAGATATTTTTGAAGCAATTGAAAGTATTGTTGAATCAGTTAGGCAATCTAGTAAGGATAGATTAGTAACAATTGTAGTGGATTCTGTAATGGGAGCTTCTACAAAGATAGAGCAAGCAGCTGATTATGATAAAGATGGCTGGGCAACTTCAAAGGCAATCATCTTATCAAAAGGTATGCGTAAGATTACAAATCTACTTGGTAGACAGAAGATTGCTCTATTATTTACAAATCAACTTCGTTCAAGACTAGGAGTAGCATTTGGTGACCCTTGGACAACATCAGGAGGAAAAGCAATTCCATTTCACTCATCAGTACGGTTACGATTGAAATCAGTAGGGCAAATCAAAGTCAAGAAGGATGGCGTTGATCAAACTGTTGGTATCAAAACTAGGTGCCAAGTTATTAAAAATAGAATGGGACCACCTTTAAAGACTATCGATTATGATATTTACTTTGAAAGTGGTATAGATAATTTTGGTGGCTGGTTAAATGTTATGAAACAACATAAATTGGTGAGTATAGCAGGTGCATGGTATACATATACAAAGTTAGATGGTACAGAAGTAAAATTCTTATCAAAAGACTTTCAAGGTAAACTAGAAGCCGATCCAGGATTAAAAGATGAGATATATAAAGGCATTTGTGATGCTTATATATTAACATATAAACCAGGAGATAATATTGGGATAGATGATGTTGAAATTGATGAAGACTTTGTAGGTGAAGAATCATAAACAACTTCAGAAATTTTTCCAAGACGTTGTCAAGGAACATCATGAGGGTAGACCATCAGATATTAATAGTAACATATTGATACTTGATGGTCTAAACACCTTCATTAGAGTATTCTCTGCAGTACCTGCATTGAATGATAACGGAGACCATATAGGAGGAGTTACAGGATTTTTGAGATCCTTAGCTGCTAACATTCGTTTATTAAAACCAACCAGAGTTATAATTTGTTTCGATGGTAAAGGTGGATCTAAACGTAGAAAGAAAATCTTTCCAGATTATAAAGCAAATAGAGCTGTTAAAACAGCATTTAATCGATACAAAGAATTTGCATCATTAACTGATGAATCTGATTCTATGAAACGACAATTTGGTAGATTAATAGAATATCTGAATTGTTTACCAGTTACAATGTTATCAGTTGATAATATCGAAGCTGATGATGCAATAGCATATATTGCAAACGAAGTGTATACAGACCCAAACCAAAAAGTACAAATTGTATCAACTGATAGAGACTTTTTACAATTAGTAAATAATAGAATTTCTGTATGGAGTCCAATTAAAAAGAAAATGTATAATCCAAGATCAATGCAAGAAGAATTTGGAATTAATGCTTCTAACTATTTATTATATAGAACATTCTTAGGTGATAAGTCTGATAATATACCAGGAGTTAAAGGAGTTGCATTGAAATCTCTTAAAAAGTTCTTTCCAATGGTTACAGAAAATAGAGAAATAGAGATTCCTGAGATTATAAAACATGCCGAAGATGGTGCAAAAGAAGGCCGCTACAAAATCTATAAGTCCGTGATAGAATCTAAGGACCAGGTTGACTTGAACCATAATCTTATGCAACTCAAAGAGGTTGATATTGCCGGGTCTATTAAGATGATGATACATGATATGGTAACAGGCCCTGTGGATAAGTTAAATACATTCCAATTTAAGAAAATGTTTATGGCTGATAAAATGTATACAATTATAAAGGATTTAGATAATTGGTTATCAACTTCATTTAATACACTTAATGCATATATTCAGATGAAGAAAGATTAGGAAATTAGAAAAAAAATTATTATATTAAAGTATGACAGATAGATTAAGTTCGTACGGTTACGCATTTCAGATAAAGGTTATAACAGGATTACTTGTAGACAAAAGCTTTCTACAACAAATTTCAGATATCATGTTACCAACATATTTTGAATCAGATGCAAATAACTGGATAGTAGATACTATATTAGAATACTTTAAAGAGTATAAATCATCTCCTACATTGGAGGTAATGAAAGTAAAACTTGAAAAGGTTGATCATGATATCTTAAAAGAGCAAGTAGTTGCTCATTTAAAGGATGCATGGAGGTATACAGAATCACCAGATTTACAATACATTAAAGATCAAGCAATGGATTTCTGTAAAAATCAAGAAATCAAAAGAGCTATATTAGGATCTGT